TTCGCATTTGTTGAATCATTAGCAGCAGCAGCTGAATTTGCTGCGCTATTGACATAATAATTCTTCAAAGGGAAGTCTTTCAAGGCATGATCACCTTGTAGGACATCATGAACAATCTCACCGAAAGGAGCACCACGATCTGAATTCACATAATTCTCCATCTGTGTGTCAGTGGAAAATTGGGAGTCAGAGGGATCATAATTAGTGGCAAGAATAACCTTACCAGCTGAAACGTTGGTCCCAGACGCCGCATAAGCCTCTGTCTCGTACGAAAACACCAAAGTATTGACACGAAACTGCTCATACGTTGCAGCAATCTGACTGAAAACGGGAAACAAAACGGTATTACCTGGATTAAGATACAAAGCAAGATTGACATTCAGACTAGTAGCAGTCGTACCAATAATGTTCGCAACTTTCTCCCGGCGCACCCGGAAAGTATCCTCAATCACTGAGCCATTGTGAACAGTACGCATCGTTGAGATGCCATCTGTCACAGAGCCCATACCCTGCATCATTCGATGAACTGCACGCCCGCCAGATTGGCGAGCACGCTTCTTTTTATTTTTCTTTTTCTTGTTCTTCTTCTTCTTCCCACCCGCAGCAATGATGACAGCGGCAGGTGCACTTCGGGTCCTTACAACGGAAGTGACAGCGGCCAAAGCGGCTTGTCTTTTTGCTCGCTTTCGAGCACTTCGACTCGCCCCCTTGGCTGTTGCTAGAGCTTGAAGAACTTTCACCATCTTTTTTGAGATTTGACAACAAAAGATTAAATAACAATTGAGTTGTGGATGACATACACTATAACGAAGAAATGAGAGAGAGGAGATAAGATTGAGCTTGATCAAACGAAGAGAAAACTAAACTGGAACTAGTATTATCCTGACCGGTTTGCATCTCAACGCCCGCATAAAGCGCCTCTATCCACAAATCTGAACGCCACAGCGCATAAATTTGATCCATAGAAATTGGTTCAGAATCCGCGGTAATTCTAATTGAACCAACCAACTCATGAGCATGAAACTTCTTCAGATAATCAAGATAATCTGAAAGAAAATCCCGTACCTCTTTGTTCCAATATGAATCCATGCGCAAAGCACACGCTCTGAGAAAATGATAACGCACATCATCCTTCTCAGCACCCCAACAAACGGAGGATAAAATCCTCTCAGTTTCAGGGACTGGAAACCACATTGAGTAATCTTTTGAATAATAAAAACGATTGCTAAGGAAAGAAACATCCGTCAATTTTCCAGCTTCCCATCGCGGTGTTTTTGTTGTAACACCAATACCACTCCAAATTCTCGCCAAATTAGCCGGATTGAACCAACCATTGACATCATCTGAACATGAATAGGTATTGTCATCGCCATACAGCAATGCCGCAACGTTAGCTAGGAAATGAGAATACAACGGTTTAAAACCCTGCTCCTTACACAAAAC